GTGTACTCAGTCAGCAGGCCTGAGCCCTTTTTGCTCAGCTGGAAGTCGATCTCAAGCATGTTCTCGAAATCTTCCATTTGGGAGATCGAGTCAAGCTCTTTCATGATTGACTTTTGCGTTGCGGAGAAGACCTGAACGCTGCCCGAGTCGTAGTTGTAGACCGGGACTGCTATTGCGAACTTCACGTCCGCGCTGCCGGGGCCGCCACGGCCTTCGCGGGGTTCGAAGTCGCCCATCTCGGCCTTGATGTCCACGTAGGTGGGCTCGTAGTCAAAGCGGAAGGGCTTCGACTGGCCTTCAGGTGAGGTGCCCCAGGACTCGTAGAACTCCAGGGGCTGATCAGTGAGAAGTGCAAAGCGGACACTGCCGCCGTCTGTCAGTTTTGATGGGTTGAGATAGCCGCCGCCCGTGCCGCTGCTATTGACACTCGCGGATGCCTGCTTGGAAAGAAATCCCATTGCTGTAGGTGTGTTTGGTGTGGTCGCCCTAGGGCAACGGGTTACACATTAACACCATCTTGACCGGATGCGTACCATGGGAAAACGCCCCAGCTGCAAGGGTTCTGGGGCGAAACCACAATCCCAAAAGGAGTCTAACGTGCCACATAACAAGACACAAGAGCTGCTGAGCTTTGTTCGGCAGTTGCCTGTGGGTATGGCGTATGCACCTATCTACGCCAAGAAGTATGCGATCCAGTCCGGGAAAATCTCGAAGGGCAAGACGCCGTTAGAGCGCAGCCACCACCAGGTGATGACGCCCTCTGATGTGGCCCTTCAGATCGAGCGCAGGCCTGATGTGTTCCAGGCGGTTGGGGTGTTCACCGGCGGTCGCAGCATGGGGCTTGTGATTCTTGACGTGGATCGCAATCTCAGCCGTCTCAAGAAAAAATGGGGAGACTCGCTTGAGGGTGCTCCAGTCGTCACTTCGACTAAGGCCAATGCCGCTAAGTACCTCTTTCGCGTCCCTGAGGCCCTGTGGGGCTCGGTAAGGGGTTTTGGGCTGTCAGATACCGGAGCTGGTTACGAGGTGCTCTGGGGCCGTCAGGGGCTCATCTACGGGGCTTATCCCGGCTCCAGTGATGGGAAGGCTCCAGAGGGCTACTACGGCTTTGAAGGCGACCTGGAGGCGATTCCTGACGCCCCTGAATGGTTGCTGGCCGAGATGCGGGATCACGCCGGTAAGGAGATCCAGGACGGTGGCTTCATCAAGAACCGCAGTGCTCTGGATTTCTCGGATCGGGATCCAGCTGAGGTTGCTGAGATCGTTCAGTCGGCTCTGCGTGTTATTCCCGGGCAGGGGGCTGGTAGCAGGGACCACTGGGTCAAGGTGGGGATGGCGATCCACTCGGAGTTGCCCACTGATGCAGGACTAACCCTTTGGTCCACTTGGTCCGCAGAAGACCCGGAGTTTTCACACGAGTGGGCAGACGGCAATCCCTGTGAGGAGGTCTGGAAGTCCTTTCGCAAAGGGCCGGTCAGCCTTGGCACGCTCTTCTGGATGGCGGACCAGCAGATGCCCGCTCGAATGTGGCTTTCTGAGGATCTGCGCAAGGTTGTTGAAAAGGTTGAAGCCGAAAACACCACCCTCAGGATTCGGCAGGTACAGATCAGCTTTCCTGAACTGATTAAACGGGCGAAAGAGATCCAGCAGATTAAAAACCCGGCTGAAGCTGGGCACGCCATGAACGTGCTGGCACTAGAAGGCGGTTATCGGGACGCTGGTGCGCTGGAGCGGTTGCTGATCGCCCAAATGCAGTTCGAGCAGCAAGATGACGAGATGGCTATGGACAGCTTGCTTAACAAGGACCTCAAGTTCGAGTACCTCATTCCTGATCTACTGCCTTGCCCAGGCACCGTGATGATTCACGGCGCTGGTGGTGATGGCAAATCCATGTCCGCTTGGACTATCGCCAAGCATGTTGCCCGTGGCATTCCGTTCTCTGTCCGGGGTGATCTCGTTCCAGTTGAAGCCGGTCCCGTTCTGATCCTTAACGGCGACCAATCCGAGGTGCAGGTTCAGCAGCAGCTTCGGGACCTTGAGTTCCAGGCGTCAGATCCAGTGACGGTGGTGATGGGATGGGACCTGAACTGGTACTACCGCTTCGTCAAGTTGATTGAGAAGCACCAGCCCAAGCTCGTGATTATCGACTCGATTACCGGCTGCAGCAGGGGTTCCGCGTTCGACGAAAACAAGAAGGAGTTTGCGAGCCCGATCTACTGGCTTGCTAACAACAACGGGCGTTTATTTCCGGCCTGCACCATCCTGCTGATCCACCACGCCAACAAAACTGGTGGGTTCCGGGGCAGCACCGCTATCCGTGACGCTGTGGATGAAGTGTGGGGACTGCGGCGGCCCGACAAAAAGCAGGTTGAGCAGACCGGCTACAACGCCCGACTCATCACCGTCGAAAAATCCAGAGCTGGGCGGGATGGCTCCAAGTTGCTGATGAAACTGGAAAGCGACCTCACCTTCTCCCTTGCCGACTACGTGCAGCTGGATGCTGACAGCGCCAGTCCCGCTTCAATCGTTGATCGGGTGCTCCAACGCCTTAGAGCTTCGTATCCGCGCTCTCTAAGCCGCTCTGACCTTGCTGCGGACGCGTTGTGCGGTGGAAGTGTGGCCGCTATCGGCAAGGCGCTCCAGAGGCTTGTTTCGCGGGGGTTGATTGAGGTGGTCGGTCAGACCTCCACTGGTGCCAGGCCTTCCAATTTGTACCAGGCTGTTCTCTCGCGTGATATGTGTGTGTATAAGTGTCCTAAATTGGGAAAACCCAGTCAGGGACTGGAAAGTAAAAAAGGACAGCCCCTAAGCGTGTCCTCTTTTGATGAGGAGACTGGAGCAAAAGAGGACACCCCTACCCCGTGTCCCGATTTACTTCCCAGTCATACCAAGGGTTCTGACATAAACGGACAGGTTTTTGAACCCTCCCCAAGGGAAGAACGCACTTCTGAAGAGATAGACCGGCTTATGGAGGAAGCCGCACGGATGTGGGACTGATGGGCCAGTTCACCACGCCTAACTTTTTCCTAGCGCTGCTTCGTGCAGGCGCCTGGATGTTCTGGAGGAAACCCGTGGCTAAGTCCGAACCACCCGCGCCCAAGCGGCCCAGGCGGCCCGTGTTCTGCTACAACGTCGGCGACATTCCCTACGAGCTGTTCGCGGTAATACGCGTTGCCTGGTATCGCAAGGGTTTGGCCTACGAGGTGGAGGAGTACAAGATCGAGGAGTCGGATGACGCCTCCGGTCAGTTCCGCTACATCGTTGGCACGGCACTTCGCCAAGGCGCTGACGTTTGCGTCCTCACGCAGTACAAACCAGAAGCCCTTGGTGTGCAAGAGTAGAATCTGATGCGATAGAGCCCAAGCCTCTGTGCGTCTTAGAGGCGTCTCACGCTTGGGCCATCCATCCCAAATCCACTGGTACGACTAGCTTTCGTACCTAACATAAAAACTTTTATGTAATGACTCCGCAACACCCGATTACTCCGCCTAACTCGTTGATCAATGAGTGGGCTCGCCCTGGGCTCAAATGCTCTGAAGGCTTGATTAAAGCCGCCCGATGGGGTGCAGATCAGGAGCTTGAAGCGTGCCTTTGTGAAGTCAGCTTCCTCAACAGTCAGGCGCTGGCTGATCGAGTTCGTGAAGCTCGTCGCCCGAAACCCTTGAGTTTGAAGCGGCAGGCGCTGCAAGCACTTGGTAGGTTCTCCGCCAGTGCCCACACAACGGCCGACGAGATGACGGCCGATTTTGAGTTGCTACGCCAAGTAGTGGGGCAGCTCGATGACTGACTTTCGTGAGCTGTGCGCCAGAATTGAGACACTTGAGGCTGCAGCTCAAAAACACATCGTCGAAACCAGCGTCAATATTCTGGCTCTTGCGAGCCGGATCGAGGCTTTGGAGTCGGCTAAACGCCAATCATCAAAAGTTTTAGATCTTAGTGACTTGCCGCAGTGGACGCCGGAACAAGTGCAGAAATTAAAAGATCTACTTTGCAATCTACCGCAATCACCTAGGACTCAATGAGTAGACGCAAACTTGGGGGTTACTCTTTCGCATTAAAAAGCGGCAGGATGCAACCCCCGCCGCTCTTGCAACTGGATCTCGCTCCAGTCGCTTTGCTGCTTTCTGATCAGCTCCAGCACTGTAGCACATGGTATGGTGGTAGGGCAGCGGTGCGCTAACACCCTGCCCAATGACCAACCTGAGGAAACAGGCTGATGGATCAGAGCTTAAACAACGCCCCCGGCTTCACGCCACCGCCGGAGCTGGTGGAGCAGTGGTTTGACGAAGCAAACACTGAAGAGACCATGGCGGATGTCAAGGAGGCTTTCGCCACCCGCGCCGCCCAATGGGGAGCCGACCAAGAGCTGGAGGCGTGCTGCTACTACTTCACTCGTGATCTTCGGGAAAGTCTTGCGGATGAACTCCGCGCCCACCGCCGCCCCAAGCCGAAGAGCTTGAAGGAGCAGGCGCTAGCGCAGTTAGACCTGATGACTCAACGAGCCTATGCGTGCAACTTTGCTGGATTTCAAGCTGACGCCATCCGCCGCGCCCTGGAGGCCCTGCCCGATGACTGACTTCCGTGCGCTGTGCGCTGAACTTCACGCCGCTTTTAACACATACGCTGTTGATGAGGCGCACCACGACTTGCTTGTACGCGCCCGCGCCGCCCTGGCCCAGCCCGAGCCGCAGGGGCCGACGGATGAGGAGCTGCTGGAGCTGATGCCCGAAACCATGCGGGATGAGCTCAGCTATGCGGCCAAGGTCTGCAGCGACGCGACTGGCGGCCAGGTCAAGCCCGGCATCTTTCGCGTCTGCCTGAATCACTCAGCACTGGAATACGCCCGTGCTGTCCTTGCTCGCCGGGGGAGCCAATGACTGACCTCTCCCCCGCCGCGAAGGCGGTGCTTGATGCTGCCAACGGTGCTCAATGTTATGGCCCCGACGACTGCCTCAATGAATCTCGCTGGATTGCTGCCGCTGTCCTGCGAGCTGCTGCGGATCAGGTGGTGCCGGAAATGGTCAACGCTGTTGGCGACGAACACGACAACGCCCGCCGTGAGCAGTGGATTCGCATTCGGTGCAAATTCCTCTCCCTTGCCGCCGAGCTTGAAGGCGCAGGCTTTGCAGGAGTTAAAAACGGCTTGCAAAACTTATGATCTTTCATTGGTAAATCTTGACACCATCCGCCGCGCACTGGAGCAGCTCGATGACTGATCGCGTTCCAGATTTTGGAGAGACAGTGCTGCCGCCTGATGGTGCGGTGGAGCTTGAGGCCGACGAGAAAGACGGTCCCAGCGATTTCGAGCTGTGCAAGGTTTACAGGGAGGCGTACTTCGCCCACCCGATCCGCCAAGGTCCGTATGCGCAGGCGGCAGGGTTGCGTGCTGTGCTGGCGCGTTACGGCAAATAGGTGGCCGGTGGCTGGTCCTCACGCGGTGCCAACCTCGCCGCAGCCGGGCGCTACGGACGCTGAGTCTTTTTGAAAAAACTCGCCGCGACCCTAGCGCCAGCGATTGTGAAGTTGTGCAACAGCTCGGCCTTGCGGTCGGGCTGTTTCTGTGCAACACTAAGGGCAAGCCCGACAAGGGCTGCCCTTTTACTCAATCAAAATGGCAACTACAACTCCAGTCGACAACAGCAAACTCAACCCTTGGCGCTTCGGTGTCAACTGGGCCACCATGGTCATGAAAGACCGCATAAGGAAGCTCGAGAAGGAAGGCTTGGACGCGACTTACGACAAAAAACAGCTGGAGTACCTAGAGGATCTTGAACAGTTCCTTAAAATGTCCTGGGATATCTGGCTGCATGAAATGGAGGGCAGGGCTGCTTCTATGCGGGAGCAGCTGAATGCAATGGAGAGCAGGGTTGCTTGTATCCGGGAGCAGGCTTCCAAATGACGGTACTTTCCATTGAAGAACTCCGTTTTGAAGGAGACTATCTTCTTGTCGATGCCGTTGTTGACGAGATGGTTCCAGTCCGTGCGGCGACAAGTCTTGAGCCGGCAGAGTGGGGGCCTGCCTTGTGCCGAGGCACCCTCTACTTTTCAGATGAGGACTTGATTCCGGCGACCGATGCCCAATTCCGAAGGATGCTCACCGAAAGAATCGACGACTGGAATCCCATCGACGATTTCTGATCCTCGCAACGACGAGGACTACGACACCTTCGAGTACGGCACAGAGCCGATACCCGGCGACACCCAATGGGCCAAGCAATAGCCTGGCCCTTACCTACACACACAAATCATGGACTACGACTCGTACTACAAGGAATCACGCGGCTACAACTGGCACGACATGATGGAGATGCGCACTGCGCGGTCCGGCTTAGGTCGCTCCAGCAGCGAAGAGGTGCCGGACGTGTTCAAGCACCGCTTTGCCGACAGGGCGGCATACGATGCTTGGGTTGCACAAAAACGCAAACTGTATTTCGGATGACTCAACCTCAAGGCCTGCCCTTCTACAGGTCCTACTTGCTCAACAAAACCGTCAGCCTCTCTGAGGTGCCCGACTTGTCTGACTCGGACCTGAAAATGCTCAACATCGAAACCATGGAAGCGCTTGAGGGTGCTCGCCATGACTACAACGCGATCCAGAACAAGCAGTCGGATGAGGCAGGCTCTGTCTACCGCCGCTTGAAGGTGGCTGGTTATTTCCAAGCAGCTATCAAGATCGAGCTAGAGCAGGCTTGACTTCTCTACTACACTGCTGGGGACTTAAACCATGAACATGCACATTCTCTCTGAATCTCAGTTTGAGAAAATCATCACAGCTCTGGACGACGCACGCTTTGTCTTGGATACGTGCCAGCACGTGGAGCTGGATCTCAGTAAGCCCAGGCAGACCATCCCCCTGCCCACTGGGGAAGAACTTGTACGCACAACTGACGTACACAAGCCGAAGTCTCAAAGTAAGGCTCGTAAGACTCGCCGTGGTAAGCGCGGTGTTGCTGTTTTGACTGAGGCAAAGGTGCTTGAGATCAAGCGCCAGCTGGCTGCAGGCGGTAAGTCTGTGGCGAGCATTGCCCGTGATTTCGGCGTCCACATCACCACCATCAACTGCATCAAGTGGGGTAAGACCTGGAAGCACGTAAGCATCCACCAGGAGTCCACTCCTGTTGAGGTGCACGGGTGATACTTCCAGACATCGAGATCCTGTCGCTTACGCGCTTGGGTCTGGTCACACCGTTTGATCCAGAGCTACTGAATCCGGCAAGTCTTGATGTTCGGCTTGGTGAAAACCTGCTGGTAGAGCGTGAAGAGAATCCTTCACTGGAGCCCTACTCCATTGCTAGGTACACGAAGGAGAACCCTTTCATGCTCTATCCGCATGAGTTCGTACTCGCTGAGACGTTTGAGGAGTTCCAGCTGCCTGACTGTATTGCCGGGCAGCTTGCTCTCAAGTCCAGTAGGGCTAGGGAGGGTATCGAACATCTTCTTGCTGGATACATAGATCCTGGTTATGTCGGAAGACTAACTCTGGAACTACAAAATGCGCGTATGTTTCACCCGGTCTACCTATGGCCGGGTATGCGTATTGCGCAGATTGTTTTCCATAAGCTTTCGATGCTCCCTGCAAAGGATTACTCCGTTACAGGTAGGTATCAGGGCGACAAAACTGTTCAAGCATCTAAAGGATGACCGACAACGTTAATCACCCCAGTCACTACACCTCAGGCAAAGTTGAGGTCATCGACACTATTGAGGATTGGGTGCGGGCTGCACCTGATCCGGTCGTTGGTGGTCTTCACTGGCAGGTAATCAAGTACATCAGCAGGGCTTGGCTTAAGAAAGATCCCTACGAGGACTTCTGCAAAGCCCGCTGGTACTTGACTCGACTGATTAACACTTTGGCTACAGAGGCATACCAAGAAAAATGAAGCACTGGAATGACTAACTGCAGTCACCTCTTTCGAGAAATCACCAACACGCACAAATGGGCAAATGGCCTGCCTTACCGCACTTACTGGGCTAAATGCAAATTTTGTAATCACAAATGGAAGGTCTATGTTGACACTGAAAAACGGCAAGAAGTTGAGTTGCCCCAGTCGATGATGCGGAAGCGCAGGCTTGATGAGTCTGCCGTTAGGAGAGTCTTACTGGATGAACGGTCTTACAGTCAGATTGCAAAAGATAACGGAATTACTCATCAAGCAGTTAGCGAGATAAAGCTAGGTAAGTCTTACAAATACTTCTGTAAAGATATACCTAGGAAAGCGCCACGCTCACAGAAGAAGTGTACTAACTGTGAGCACTGGTGGAAGGGTAAGTGTGGTTTGTCTGTGCCAGAAGCCGGTGGCTGTTTTGCTGCGGACTGCTCGTTCTATAGCCACTATGGGACATCTGTGATACAGTAAGCGGGCATTGCCCAACCAGGCTTGGACTACCTTTTCGGTATTGAGCACCTGCCTTCCCTCGCAGGTGCCAGAAAGATTTGCTTTGACGTTGAAACGACCCAGCTGCAGCCCAAGTTTGGCTGCATGAGGTTGCTCCAGTTGGCGAGCTACGGCAGACCTCCTGTCGTGATCGACTGCTTTGGTCTTGATGACAATGGTTGGATTTTGATTGAGGAGTTTTTTAGTACCGAGCGCTCTTGGTATGCCCACAACGCTGTGTTTGATCTCGGCTGGCTCCAAGAGCACGAGATTTACCCCAAGGGCAACGTGTTCTGCACCATGCTGGCTAGTCGTGTACTTACAAACGGGCTGCCAAATGTTAAGCACGGCCTGCAGCATGTTGTGTCTCGCTACCTCGGTAAAAGCTTGTCGAAGGAAGAGCAGAAAAGTGATTGGTCGGGTGAACTGACTGAAAGTCAGCTGGCTTATGCGGCTAAAGATGCCGAAATTCTTACTGAACTGGTAGAGAAGATTCTGCAAAGGCTTTCCATTGGTTCACTTAGTCCAGCGTGGGCTCTTGAGTGCAGTGCGCTCCAGTCGATGGCGCAGCTTTGGCGGACTGGGCTGCCGTTTGATAAAAAGATGCTGGAGCAGCTAATCGAAGACTTGGCTATTGAAAACGTAGAGGTAGGTGAGAAGTTTATTGAAGACTTTGATGCTGCTCTTCCGCCTGAACACAAGCTCCATCGCGGGTTAGATGGGAAGTTGTTATACCAAACGAAGCCGGGACCGAAAGGTAAGAAGCCCGATCCAAATGTTTTTAACCTCAATAGTCCTGCGCAGCTTCTCAAGAAGTTCACCGCTTTGTTGGGTGAGCCGCCGATGGATATGAAGAACAACAAGCCTAGTGCTAGTCGTTCTGCGCTTCAAGAATACGTGGGTGCTCACGTGGTTGTGGCGGACTATTTGCGGTGGAAAAAAGTAGAGAAGCGGCGGCAGATGGCGGAAACTCTGCTGAAGAACGTGGATGCTGATGGGTACATTCGTGCCAGCTACCTACAGATGGGTGCTGATACTGGCAGGATGAGTTGCATGAGTCCCAACCTGCAGCAGATTCCCAGAGATAAGCGGTTTAGGGCGTGCGTAAAAGCTCCAGAGGGGTGGCGCTTTGTGGTGGCGGATTTTGGGCAGATGGAGCTGAGGCTGGCGGCTGCGGAAGCTAAAGATGAACTTATGACTAGAGCGTTCCAAGACGGAGATGACCTCCATACGATTACTGCGGTGCAGATTTATGGGGTGGGGAAAGATGAGGTCACAAAGGAGCAGCGTCAGGTCAGCAAGAGCGCGAATTTTGGCTTGCTTTATGGCAGTGGGGCAAACGGGCTTAGGAACTACGCAGCAGCGATGGGAATCCAGATGGATCTTGATGAAGCAGCCACAATCCGGGAGAAGTTCCACGATGCTTATCAAGGGATCAGCGGCTGGCAGCGTAAAAATGCTGCACTTGCTAATGCGCCTGCGAAGAATCCATCTGTCGAAATCCGCATTTCGGGGCTCAGGCGGCTTCTACCGGGAGAGCACAACAAGCTCACGACCCGTTGTAATACGCCAATCCAAGGTGCTGGCGCTGCTGTCCTCAAATACACGCTTGGCAAGCTGTGGCCGCTCCTTAAATCAGACGGGGAAGACATCGTGCGCTTGGCCGGCGTGGTGCATGACGAAATCATCCTGCTCGTAGTTGAAGAGCACGCAGATACTTGGGCGTCCCAGCTGCAAACAGTTATGGAAAACTGTGAATCTAAGTGGCTTGGTGATATACCGCCGCTTGCCGAAGCTAAGGTCGGTTTGAGTTGGGATCAGGCCAAGTGACGGAGTTTCGTGAGTACCGCGTGCGTATGTGGCCGAAACATGGTCCCATGCACGACATCTTTGTTGAAGCTCCAGACATCCTTAGCGCGAGGGAATACGCCATGCGGCTTTGTCCTGAGCAGCTGGTGCTTGGTGTCAAACGAAAGGAAGAGGCTGTCTCAGAAGTAAACTCGTGAGTCGCACCGGGAGGGAGATCGTCCTGGAGTGGCTGTATAAGGAGATCAGGCAAGCGCGGACCGCTGACTTACAGCGGGCCGCCGCTTTTTTGGAATGGGCCAGAGGCATTCGTAAAGGCTGCTCCAAGCAGAGGTTTGGTGCGCGGGTGTCTCAGGCAAATGCTTGGCGCAAGCAGGTCGATCAGGATGTTCGCTGGTAACTACGTGCTACTGTGTGACAAAGCAGCAAGTTGTCATGCCCCTTAAGCACGGTGCGAAGATTTATTGTCAGGTCCTGCTAGACAAAAATAGGTACCAGCTGGCCAAAGCTCTTGCGGATAAGCGTGAGGTTCGTGTGACCGCGATGATGCGGGAAGTGGTTTACAAGTTTCTGGAACAGGAGCTGCCCCAGGAGTATGGGTTTGCGTTGATGGCTGACAATGAGGCGTGGCAGGAGTCTGTGCAGCGGCGAGTTCAAGGCCGCATAAATGCACGAGAACAGAAAAAGGTGCAACCAGAAGACTCATGAGACTTAGTTAAAGTTCTACATAGTCTGCCGGCTTAAGATTCTTTTTACTAGCATTACACAGTAGTTAAAAAGGGTCCGATGACGCGCTATGTGGTTATGGTCGAAGATCGCTGGGTCACAGCGGTTTACGGTCCAGGTCAAGGAATCAGCGTCACTGCTTCTAAGGAAGACGCTTCAAGCTGGGTCACGTACGAACGGGCTGTCAGTGCTGCGAGAATTGTTGCTCAGTGCATTGACGGTCCTGTTGCTGTTCATAGCGTTGAAGAACCCACCTACTTCAAATCCTGGAAATAATGACGTTCCAACCGCAGACAGAAACCGAGCAGCGTCTTGGTGAAGGTATCTCTCGCACCAGTGCTGAGAAGACGAAGCTTTTTGAGTTGACTGTGTGGTTGCCTGGTCAGGGTGCTATGCGGGATCTTGTTCGAGCTGAGAACTTGAAGCAGGCGATCAAGTTTGCTGAAAATCGTTACCCAAATTGCAGGGTTGAGGTGCCGCCTAAGACCGCTAAAAAACCTAAACTGGCTCGCTCTCATACTGGGCCGAAGCTCAGGCAGAGACTCACTGCAAAAACCATGGAGACTGCGAATGGACAGGGCTGAGTGGGCACACCTTACCTGGGGTAAGACGATCGTCGATCAGGCGCGAGTGGATTTGCTGGAGCGTTTGTACCAGCACGATGGGCGGGGAGACAAAGCTCACCCGTTGCACAACACCTATACCGGGTTGTACCAGAAGTACACGGCTATCTAGGCCGAGTCTCGATCCATCCCAAATCGGTCGGCCAGGTTATCCGCAGCTTCGCGGATAGCCCAGGCCGATTTTGTTCTTTCTAGCTGGTGCAGTGTGTTTAGTACCAGTGCTGCTTCCAGTAATCCCCTGTAGTCCTGCTTGTTAAACATTTCCACTAGCCATTTGTCATTGGCGGCTTTGTGGAAAGACGACTCCGTGGAGTGCTCGATGGGACGCATCTTAGTTAGGACGGATTTTCATGAACCAGCCCGTGTCGTTGCCTTCGATGAGCCAGCGAGGTAGCCAGTTCTTGCGAGAGTACGCGATTCCCGCGCCTCCCTTGTTACTGATGTAGCCACCGGATACTAAGTTGGCTTCGCCAAACGGGTCGTTGTGGATGAAGTGGGACGGGGTAAAACCGACGACCACACTCCAGTGGCCGGTGCCTGTGGGTTTTGAAACCGGGCCTGTGTGTAGCCAGCCCACTGGTACTGGATAGCCGTTGAGTACCTCGTTTTGTAAGTCCTCTGCCGTCCCATCCAGCACGAAAGTTGGTTTCAGTCCCAGGGCTACTAGGGCTGCTTTTTGGGCGTTGGGGTCTGTGGTGTCACCAAAGCGGGCGCGGAGTTTGTTGTACTCGTAGTCGCCTGAGATCTTGCCGTAGTAACGGGCCACCATTGCGCAGCTGGAGCTAAAGCACTGGCGGTAACCGCGAGGTCCGTCGTCTGCCCCAAGCTGGTACTCGTAAGGTACTCGCAGTAGTTTTTCCTTCTCTTTACGCGCCGGCTTTTTTGCGCAGTTCTCGTTCATTAGTGCAATTAGTTTTTCTGGATAGCTGGGGTCTGTTGCGTAGCTTTCTCTGTAGAGCCAGCGGGCCGCTTCCTCTCTGGTAGGTGCGTTGTTGCAGCCTTTGTAGTGCTTGTAGTCTCTGTACCAGTGATCAATCAGGTAAATTACGCAGGTCAATAGGTCGGGAAAGTCGATAAAGGTGTCGGTGATTGTGATCCACTGCCCGTTAATAAATTCTTGGGTTATGTGGTCGCTGCCTTCACCTTTGAGGCCAAAGAAGTTATTGCGGCCTGAGACTATTTGGCCGTAGCTTGACTCCAGTGCCCATTGCGCTGCTACAAGCTCCGGGAATTTTGCGCCAGATGCTTCGCCTGCCTGGTAAACGCCTTCCCAGCTGTTGGGAAAGTTAGTTTGTTTACCTGCGGCGGACCAAGTTTTGAACCAGGGGTTCTTGCGGTTGAGCAGGATTGGGTCGGCTTTTAGAATTGCCTCCTCCAGTTCTGCGATGGCCGCCATCTGGTGGGGCAGCGCTTTGTAGTAGCGGAATAGGTCAATCAGGCGGAGCTTTTGAGACATCGGACCAGGGAGAGCAAATGGTCATGGCACCACCCAGAAGGCGGCTTTTCCCGGTTTGGAGCGCATCATCGGGTTCTTCGTGATCCAAGAGAGGTTCGAGGGCTGGCGGTTGCTGCACCAGCCACTCGTTTACTGCACTGTCTATCGCCGGTTTGATGGTCAGCGCTTTGGGAAAACCACCTTCAGTGCTTTGAGGATGAGCTGGACCCAGCTGTTTTCTTTGATGGGCAGCAGGGTGATGATTTCACTGCCTGCAGCTACCAGAATTGCTAGGACGGTGGCGGTTGTGGGATCCATGTGCCAAGTGAAGCTGGTAAAAGTGTAGCTGTAGTAGAGAACAGGGTCCACTGCGGGTGAGTGTCTAACTGGCTACATTTAATCAGCGACTGCTTGCTATGGACCATCACATTGCGGATGGCGAATACGTAAGTAAAAAGGAAGCTAAAGCCAGGTTTCGGCAATCAATTCTTAAGGAGTGGAAAAACAAGTGTGCTTACTGTGGGGCGGATTTGGGAAGGTCTGCCACGCTGGATCACGTTCACCCGAAAATTAGGGGTGGGCATACGCACCAGCAGAATTTGGTGGCTTGTTGTTTTGGGTGCAATATCAATAAGTCGGCCAGGGATTGGCTGGAGTGGTTTAGGGAGCAGGATTTTTGGGAGCCGCATCGGGAGGATGCGATCGTTCGCTGGATTACGGAAGGTCTGTTTTAGGGTCCCAGCCCATGCCTTCTAGGTACACCCGGGCAATGTATTCGTCTTCTGCATAGCGGCATACATTGTCCAGACATGCGCGGTAGTAAATTTCGCCCCGCTCGTTTTCCAGCTGCTCCAGGCGGAAGCCTCTGCCGAAGCTGGTGCTATGCACAACGGTCATTGTTGTCCAATACGCATTTCGATGTGTCGCACTCTAGTTTCCAAGTCGCTAAGGCGCTCCTTTGAGTCGTTTTTTAACTCTTGGATGTCGGAAGCAACCGTGTTTACTGACTGCTCCAGCTTGGCTACTTGCATGAATAGGCCGCCTAAACCTATGACTGCAGCAGTTAATAGGGCTGGTACGGCTTGGTTCCAAGGGTTTGGGGAGGCTTCTACTCGATTAGCCGCTTCCTCGTAGGACTCCATCGAGCTATTTTGATGCCTCGCACATATTTTAGCGACCCTGACCTACCAATTTTTTCTTGCCACGACGTTGAGGGCGGCTGTGTTGACCCATCCCCTGACGAGTTGTTTTGGGGCGACCTGCTTGGTGCTCTATGCGTCCCAGTGCCGTTTTACTTTTGACTGCCATGTCAGTCGTCGGAGGGGTTGATGGCTACTAGACAATAAGCTAAAAACATACCTGCAAACCACATGCTGAAAATTACTAACGGTGCCATCTAAGTAGACTTTCGTTCCAAATGTAAATTTTACCGTCAGTAGGGTAAGGCTTTGGCGCCTCCCACTGGCACGTCTCAGTATTAAGGCTCCAGCTCGGGAAGGGCTGGGGTGCAATAAAGGCATCCAGGTCCGCATCGTATCGGTAACCTGCTTCTGCATAATTTTTGCGGAAATTGCCGTTGTAACTTGTTTGGCGCCAAATCGTATCTGCACCAAGCAGTGCTTGGCAGTAAGCGATGCCTACAGCTTCGGATTCGTTGCCGTCAGC